CATATAATTTTCCTAAAACCTTTGTAGTTTTACCATTTTCAATAGTTAATTATGATACTAATAGTTTTACAATTAATATTTCCACATCAAACGTTCAAATTATCTCACAGGCTAATTTAAATAATGTTTCTGGAGGATGCCTATTATATGGGTATTAAAAAATAATAATATACAATTACTATATATAGAAAGAATGTCTTTGTCTTTAGTTTTAAATAGTAATAATGTGGTAAAAAATGGATTAAACTCACAGTTCCAATATAATTTTGTAGTTGGTGGATTAGATATACCCGAAGGCACAGAAATGTGTATAAGCAACCTAACTATACCGTATTCATGGTTCAACATAATGCAAAATTATTATAACAATGCAACATTTTCATATACTTTTCCTACAGCAACAGGACAACAAACCTATACAATTACTTTACCAAATGGAAATTATACTATAAATGAAATCAATCAATACATGCAAACCATATTTATCCAAAACAGTCAATATTTGGTAAATGAAGATGGTCAAAATGTGTATTATATTGAACTTCTTGCCAATCCAACTTATTATGCCATTCAAGTCGTATGTTATGTTGTGCCCTCCAGTTTGCCACAAGGTTATACAAATCCTGCCAATTTGTCATTTCCAACACAAGATACAACCCCACAATTAGTAGTATTAGACAATAATTTTGGTTTAATTATTGGATATACTCCCGCATCCTATCCTTCTGTTCCAGAAACATCTAACCAGTCATTTTTAAGTAATATAAATCCTAATGCATCGCCAGTTAATTCGTTGATTATAAGAACTAATTTAGTCGATAACAATGTAAGTATGCCCAGTGATATATTAGATAGTGTTCCAATAACAGCCGAATTTGGTTATAATATTGTTTATGAGCCATCATTTGCTAAATTTGTGAGCGTGAAAAGCGGGAAATATAGTTATATGACATTAACATTTTATGACCAAAATTTAAACATAGTTCCAGCAAGAGACCCGAATTGTTTGGTTACATTGTTGTTAAAATACCCAAAATCTAATGGTTATAGTAAATAATTTTCTTAATATAGTATATAATATGTCTAGTAGTCGTCATCCTTTATTAACCAACATAATGAAATACCGACAAGGTGGTGCCATGCTATTACGCGGCGCACAAGGTAGAAGCATTAGGCAAATCGTTGAGCCAAAGCATTTAAAACAAAAATTAATGGACAAAATTGTAGAACCAGCAATGGATACTCTAACAATAACAACAAATAAAGCCAGTAAATACATACCCCTACGGTTTAAGTTATAAGGTCATTCGTTTAATTATAATAATATTATAAATTATCTATTTATAATATATATAGTCAAAGATGGGGACGGATATCTATGAATTCAGCAAAGCAAATTTAAAACAAGACATCGTCGATGAAACTCCTTATGAAAGCAAACAGTTCAATTTCATCAATGATATGAATAGCGGGGTTTATACCAATTCTCAACAAAGTTTAGTGCAATTTGACTTGTCAAGTATCTATAATAGTGGTCAATTTATTGATTTATCACAAATGTATTTAGTGATACCAATAGTTTATACAGCATCATATTCTACAGGTTCAGCACCAGTCGCTCCAACTGCGGGGGCAGGAAATGAATGGTTGATTACACCAAAAAGTGGTTCATGGAATTTAATCCAATCCATGGAAATACAAATGAACGGGAACACCGTAATACAACAAACTCCGAATGTCAATTTTTATACTAATTTTAAATTGTTATCTCAAATGTCATTAGATGATTTACGAAGTTTTGGGCGAACCTTGGGTATGCATCCAGATGATGCTCAAAGTTATTTATATAATACAGCATCTTCATCAGCCACTACGGGGGCAGTTGGTGGGAATGGATTGTGTAACAACATGGTATTTCCAGTAAATAACCAAGGTGTCGCACAAGCAGCCAACAAAGATGAACAAAATGTGTTTGGGTCATATTCATCTCAAGGCTCTGTTTATAACACAGCATTACAATATAGAAGTCAAAGAATAGCCAACAATTTAAGCGCTAATGGATTTAGTTCTATCTTTACTACTACAAATATGAACAATGAATTTTTACCATATTTTCAAATAGCAAATACAAATTACATGACATGGTTAGATGTCGCTGTTATTCGTTTAAAAGATGTGAGTGATTTCTTCGCACAAGCACCACTAACCAAAAACTTAAATTGTCTATTGAGAATATATGTAAATACAGGATACATGGCAGTTAGTTTATCTAAAGCAACTCTAGGGGCAATGATGCTAAGTTCCTCTAATTCTACATTTGTGAATACATGTCCATTTACTATTAATCAATTACCTCTTGCCAATATTCCAGCAACTACAACGAATTTAGTGGTTTCATGCAATATCGCCCGTTCTACAGTGAGCACTTCTTCCATGGGAATAACATTAGCATTATCAGGTGTTTCACATCCAATTAATGCATGTAGATGTTATTATCCATTGATTAAACTAAAACCAGAACGGGCACTTGAATATGTCCAAGGAAATCGCAGTAAAAAAATTGTTTATACCAATGTTTTATCATCCAACTATACAGCCATTACAGCAGGTTCTACATATAATCAACTTATTCAAAGTGGGGTTAGAAATTTACGAGGTATATTGATAATACCTTTTATTTCTCAATCTATTCATGGACAATTGAGTGGTTTAACCAATCAAATTACTCCATTTGCCACATATTCAAGTCCTTTTGATACATCTCCAAACACAACCCCGTGCTCACTAACACAAGTAAATATTCAAGTTGGTGGTATCAATCAGTTGATGAATTATTACAATTATACTTATGAAGATTTTGTTCAACAAGTTTCTATGTATGAAAAGATAAACAGCAGTGATATGGGTTTATCTTGTGGTTTAATCAGTCAATACATGTGGGAACATGGTTATAGATTTTATTACTTTGACTTATCCAGAGGAACAAATGCAGACTTATCCAGTCCAAGAAACATTAATGTAACTCTTCAAAATAATGCTCAACTATCTATTGATTTATGGGTTTTTGTGGAACATTTTAATGAAAGTGTATTAGATGTTGAAACGGGTATGCTTCAAAGTATTTAAAAGAATTTAATTATTTTCATTCATTATATTAGTAAATATATAATGACTTCTGCACGAGAACTCTTTGATAGCCAAGGTTTTGTAATTGTTATTTTAACAGCATTGGGTATAGTTGGTCTTGCATTACGAAGTAGATGTAGCACTACCCGATGTTGTTATGGTATGGTGGATATTACGCGCAATGTTGAAGTAGAACTACAAGAACGACGACTTGAATTACAACATAAGGGATTGAACAGAATACAAACACAACAAAATTTAACTAATTCCACAATAGTATAGTAAATCTTGCAATAATTTACAACCAAAAATAATATCTCTTGTAAGTATATAATAGAATGTCGGCTCGTGTGATTTCACTCTACATAGAACCTAAAAAACTCAAGAAACTACAAAATGGGAATACCGTTCAGCTAACTCATGCTCAATTGATTGAGGCATTATCCAAAGAACCAAATTTTGAATTACAAATGTTAAGAAAAGACATTACAGCATTGTTAAGGGCCCACCAAAGCAAGAAAGGTTATAGATTATCACATAAGAAAATACTTGGTGGTAAAATAAATTGGAAAAGCATTGGAAGAACCTTAAAGAAAGGATTAGAAAGTGTGGTTAAAAACCCTGTTGTAAGAGAAATTGCTAAAGAAGGCGCTAAACAAGGCCTTGACATGTTAAACCAATATGGTCAATCACAAGGATATGACATCGGAGATTTGACAACCTTAGGCAAGCGTGGTTTAGAAGGTGAGGATGTTAAAAATCAATTATTACGAACGGCTGGTAAGAAAGGCTTAAAATTAGCAAGTGATAAGTTTGATGAGTATCAAGCAAGACAAACATCTGGTAGTGGATTTCGTAAAGACTTTGAAAAAGGCTTCAAGAAAGGTTTGGTTTCTACATTGACTAATCCAATTGTTCAAAAAGTTGCTTTAAGCGCATTGACTGGCGCTGGATTGAAGAAACCTGCTAAAGGAAGCCCTGAAATGAAAGAAAAAATGGCATATCTTCGTTCTTTGAGAGGGAAAAAACAAAAAGGTGCGGCTCTCTTTCAAGCGGGAGTTCGTGGTGGTGCTCTTTATCCAAGTGGTAAGAAATCTTAATTAAAACAGTTTTATTTTTTCATCATATATTGTATAATCAACATACGATGAAGACGTTATCTAATTTTGAATTAATTCAGTTAAGTAAAGAAAATAATATACCATTAAACGGTATTTACAGTCGTGATAATATACCCAAATTGTTGAATGATGGATGGTATATTATTAATTTAGATAGACAAAATGCCATTGGAACACATTGGACAACATTTTATGTTTCAAAATCTCAACCAAACCTATATTTTGATTCATTTGGCTTTGAAGCCCCTCAACAACTGTCTAACATGCTAAAACATTATTTCTACAATAATAAACGAATTCAATCTCTTCAATCAGATTCGTGCGGATGGTATTGCTTAATGACTATTAAATATAACAGTGAAAAGAACAATAATTTATACGAATTTTTACAATATTTAGAGTTATTTGTTGATAATAAGCCTGAATACAATGAAAAACTACTGGAAAATTATTTCTCACATTTAATTATTTCTTAACCATCTAATGCATCTATTTTTTTGGATAACTGTTTAATAAACTGACGATTTTCAGCCCATGTGATTACGTTTTGTCTCGATAAAGTATTAAGAATTTGTTTTGCTTCTAATAGTAAATGTGTATTGTTGTTTCCTGCTCCAATTTCATCTTGTATAAGAGTTAAGCGCTGTTTAAGTTGTCTAATACTACCAGCATCATGAAATTTGTTAATTCCTGTGACATTTAGTATTCTACGAAATAAATTGGCTTCAGTCGTGGTTAATAAATCAATTTCCGTTTCAGTTGGCAAGTTTTTCTTGTCTAGTACACGATTAATAAATGAAACAAAGCGATCACTAACTGTTTGAACGGGATAACCGTATATATTTGTTAGTGATGGTTGTGTTATGACCAATTTGTTACGGCTCATTAACGCATTGTAATTTATTTTCTTGCTTCCAAGAGAACGAAATCCGTGACCACTTTGTTCCGCCTCATCAACATTCTCAATATCTTCCACTGAAGAAGATGATGATGATGAAGCATTTTGATATACTGGTAGTTTATTTAATGATCTAGCAACCATATCATAAAGATCTGCTTGGGAAACCTTTGTATTAAAGTTTCCAAATAATTCTTCAAACTCTGCACGGATACTATTATCACCGCTACGCTCACCTAACATCGCAGTCAGTTGTTTTCCACCAATTTTTCTAAGATTTCCATCATCATTATAATCATATTCTAATCGTTTCATCAATCCATCCATTTGAATAATGGATAAAACTTTGTTTTTATCTACAACATATAGGTTTTTTATGTGTGATTTGGTAGTATTGCTCTTGAAAAAGTGATTAGTTGTTGCTACATTTTCAAACAATGGTTTAGATTCAGCAAAATCAGTGTCTATTGTTGAAGTTGATTTGAGGTTAGATTTTTCTCGTAATTTCATGATAAAATTGTAAATATCCGTTGCTGTTAATCTAAATGGATTATTTCCGTAATCATCCACAAAAGACTTTTTAAGTTTAGTCCAGTTTGTGATAGTCCAATATTTGATACTGATACCATCATTTTCTTCCATAATAGATTTATCTACAGAATTGATAATATGTAAGGGGATATTGAGTTGTTTCATGTGATTAATGAACTCTTTATTCACATATTCAAGTCCAATTTGCTCAAAATCTTTGTCCTGCATCTCTTGTATTAATCGTTTCATTCGTGCTTCATATTCATCGGATGTTTCCATTGATGTACGAGATGTGTCTATACCTAGATTATTCAATACTTTTGTGTAATCATCTAAAATAGATGAATTACTCAGTGATTTTAGTCCAATTGTCGTAATTCTTCATTTTGTTTTCGTTTCAAGTAGTCGGCTTCATCTGTTGGAATACTTTGTTGTTGTGTCTTTTGAGCTTCAGTTATTCGTGCTAATCTCCCAATATTTTCTAATTTTACATTGACTCTGTAGTCTTTCAAGTTGTCTAACGACTCCTCGGTATCTATCACGGGGATTAATTTAGACGGTTTATATACTTTCTGTTCTTCTTTAGCCTGTTTCATTGCCAGTTTTGCTTTTTTATCCAATTCTGCTTCTGCTGCATAGTCATTTATATGCATTTTAGCGATTTGTTGAGTTGTTTTGCCCATTTAGATCTATATTATTGTGTTAGAAAATAGAAATTATCAATTTATTTTAATCTATTATGATAATCATATTTTGAACTCTAAAGGGTTCAAAATTTCGTTAAAATTCCTTCTATATTTGCCATTTTCTGGTTCATTTATTGCTATTGTGAGAAAGTTCATCGGTTCATTTGTAGCATAATTTAGCATGTTTTTCAGCGTATCTATGTCAATTTCAGTGCAGTATTTGGACAAAATGTTTTTCATATCTTTAAAATCGGCCATTTTGAATAACTGTAAGTAATTTATGTTTCTTCTTATGAAAGTTGAGACACTATGATAATCTTGAGCCAGAAACACACAAGTAAAGCCTAACTTTCTTGCCATCATGTAGAATTTCTCAATTTCTTTCATAATTTTCTTGTCTAACATAATAGTATCATCAAATATTAATAGTTTTTCCAGTGATTTATCGGTATCCTTATAATTTTCAATTTTTGGAAGGTTTTTGATATCATCAATCAACTGAATTCCGTTAATTCTTGCTTTAAGAAAGTTATACAACGGTTCGTCTGTGTTTGAACCAGTAAATATTATGATTTCATAAAATCTACTGTTCTTTCGACTAAGAAACTCAATAATAGAGTTTGTCTTTCCGCTGCCACTTTTCCCTACACATAAAACCATTGAATTTGGTTTAATTAAATGAGATTTATATGTAGGATCGGCACCACTGTTGTTGTTAAACTGCTTTGGTATTTTCAAATACCAATTATTGACTTTATCATGTTTGTTGTTCATTATATGATAAGACAAGATAATTTATAACAAGAAATGGGGTTGTTGTCATCATCATTATCATTCCAACAATCTATTGCGCGGCTCTTCCCCTTTTTTTATTAGACAGCACCGTTGACATCATCATTCTCAATCCATCAATTAATTGAATTGCGCAGCTCTTCCCCTTTTCTATAAGGTAGGCGGCGGCATCGTCGACACCCAAACTATTTTTCACAAAAACAGCCAATTTTCCGTTCTAAAAATTTACCCTCAATCCAGACCTCCACCGCCAGCCAAAAACACTCAACCTCCAATAATTAAATATTTTAATAGATATACTATAAAATAAGTTAATTTATTTCATTTAAATAGGCAAAATTAAACACCCCTCTTTTTTGGCTTTGGATAAGATAGTTTTTATTTACCCTTTTAAATGAGAATTATTTAGTTATTTTAATATAAACTAATCAATAAATATAGGTTATTTAACCGTTTTTCACTCATTTTTATCTTTAACTCACTTTAATTCACTTTAATTCAATGATACTTAAAGGCTTTAATTCACTAATTTAGTAAAACTTCGAATTTACAAGCCACTTCAGTTTTATAACTTAATGATTATTATATAATTCAATTCAACAACAAAATGTATGCGCCGTGTGCGCATACATTTTCTATATATTGGTCTACTCCATTTTGTGAATTAAATAACTTCATATAATAATTTAACATACGAATGTGGTTCATTATACAGATTTATTTAATGACTTATGTGGAACCAACATATATATGGGTTATTTTGACAAATGGGATGGGGGGCTATGAATTATGT